GGTTTGATGAGGCTGAAAAACTGAGTGCAGTTGATCAGGCTACGATGGCTCATGTGAAGGGTGATATCCCTAAGAGAGATGCAATCCTAAAAGCTAAGGCGAAGTCTCAAAAGAAACCTAAGGGTAAATAAAATGAAACTTATATCTGAATCAATTGAAGATATTGATTATCTTATAGAAGATGGCGACGGAAAGAAGAATTATAAAATTCGGGGTCCATTTTTACAAGCCGAGATTAAAAATAGAAATGGTCGCATCTATCCGATGCACATTTTAGAAAAAGAAGTAGGCAGATATAATAAAGAATACATACAGAAGAATAGGGCATTTGGTGAACTCGGCCATCCCGATGGTCCTACTGTAAACCTAGAGCGAGTATCACATATGATTACTGCTTTACACCCCGATGGTACTAATTTTTTGGGTGAAGCTAAGATCCTGGATACTCCGTATGGTAAAATTGTAAAGAATCTCATAGACGAAGGTGCCAAGTTAGGGGTTTCGTCCCGAGGTATGGGGTCTCTCGTTCCGATGCGAGGTGCCCAAGTTGTAAAAGATGATTTCTATCTGGCAACTGCTGCAGATATAGTCGCAGATCCGTCTGCCCCCAATGCTTTCGTAGAAGGTATCATGGAAGGCAAAGAGTGGGTATGGGATAACGGCGCAGTAAAAGAGATGGATATTGATGCTTATAAGAAAGAATTAAACAAGAAATATCAAAGGGCGCAGGCTAGAGAAGAAATGGCTGTAGAAATCTTTGAAAATTTCATGTCAAAGTTTTGAATATTATAAATAACTTATATGTACATTAAAAGAAGGGAGTATTCCAAATGACGGATATTAACACTGAACTAGAGAGAATTGCTGATGAAACACTTGGTAACCCTCTAGATGAAGCACAGGGTAGCCTAGATACGAAAGGCAATCCACGGGCTCCGATGAAAGGTGCCGCAGCTGCCCAGAAAGAAGCCAAAATTGATGGCGGAACTCCGGGTGGTCAGACACAAGACATGGGTCCCGCAGTTGTTTCTCCAGAAGCTAAATCTGATCCAGGTTCGGCCGCCACTAAAAAGGCGAAAAAGGCCAGTCCTCCTACAACCAAATCTTCTGACGCTTCTTCTACACCTATGGGTGATGGCAGTGGTGAGATGAAGGTTGGTGCTAGAGAAGAATTAGAACTTGAAGGCGTCGATCCAGAAGAGGATGATCTAGAAGCTGCCCGCAAAGCTGAGAAGAAAAAAGCTGGTAAGGGTGGTGGAACTGAAGGTCGACCTCAGGAAGAGCCGGATGAGGATGAAGGAGAACAAGACGACGAAGATGAAGATGAAGAAGAGCAAGGTGCTCGCAGTAAAAAGCGTCCTACCGCTGAAGAGCGTGTTGCCGCAATTGATCTTTCCGATGATGTTGATGCATTGACATCTGGTGAAGGTCTTTCTGAGGAATTTAAGACAAAGGCTGCTACAATTTTTGAAGCTGCATTGAAGTCAAAGATCCGAACGGAACTTGAGCGTCTAGAGGAAGAGTATGCAGAGGCTTATGATTCTGCTATTAACGAAGCAAAAGATGAGTTGACTCAGAAAGTTGATGGTTACCTCACCTATGTTGTGGAAGAGTGGATGAAGAAGAATGAGTTGGCAGTTGAGCATAGGCTCAAAACTGAACTTGCTGAACAGTTTATCTCTGGTTTGAGATCACTGTTTGAAGAGCATGATATTGCAATTCCTGATGAGAGATTTGATATGTTAGAAGCTGCGGCAACGCAAGCTGATGAAATGGAAAGTCGCCTCAATGAGGAGATTGAGAAGAATGTTGCTCTGACACAGCAAGTAAATGAACTGTCACAGAATGAAATTCTTTTAGATGTGGCTTCTGATCTAGCAGATACAGAAGTTGAGAAATTTTCTGAACTAGCAGAAAGTGTAGAGTACGAGAATTCAGACGATTATCGTTTGAAGTTGGAGACAATCAAAGACTCTTATTTTCCAAAAGCGACGATTAACGAAGAAGTAGAAGCAGCGCCGAATTATGATATAGAAGTAACATCCGGTACAATGGCTGCATATATGACTGCTATTGGTAAGCAACATAAACGTGCTAGCTGATAGTTGAAAATAAAAATTTTTATTTAAATAAAAAATAGGGAGAAAACAATGTTTAACACTGAACACCTACAGGAAAAATGGCAGCCAGTCCTAGAGCATCCTGATCTTCCCGAGATTAAGGATCCTTACCGGCGTGCTGTTACTACTGTAATCTTGGAAAACCAAGAAAAGGCTATGAGTGAAGATCGTGAGTTTTTGGGAGAAGTTGCACCGAACAATGCGACAGCTAATGTAGCGAATTGGGATCCGATTCTGATTTCGCTCGTTCGTCGTGCGATGCCTTCTTTGATTGCTTATGATGTTTGCGGCGTACAGCCAATGACTGGTCCTACCGGCCTCATCTTCTCGATGAAAGCCAGGTATACATCTGCAAGTACTACACCTGAGGCTCTGTATAACGAAGCTAATACATATTTTAGTGGGCAGAAACAGAATGCTACAACGGGAGCGCAAGTTTCCTCACAGGTTGGTCTAAATGTTTTGTCAGTAATGACTGCTGGTAACTATAACGTCAATACTGGTTTGACAACAGCTGCTGCTGAAGCTCTTGGAGATTCAAATGCAGATTCGTTTGCACAAATGGCATTCACCATTGAGAAATCAACTGTAACTGCAAAGTCACGGGCTCTCAAAGCTGAATACACAATGGAACTCGCACAAGATTTGAAAGCGATTCACGGTCTCGATGCTGAAACCGAACTCGCCAACATTTTGTCTGCTGAGATTCTTGCTGAAATTAACCGAGAGGTTATTCGTACAATCTATCTACAATCTGTAATGGGTGCTGCTGTTAATACAGCATCAGCCGGTATCTTTGATTTGAATACAGATTCCAACGGTCGTTGGTCTGTTGAGAAATTCAAGGGACTGATGTTTTCGATGGAGAGAGATGCGAATGTAATCGCTCGTGATACACGCCGTGGTAAAGGTAATATTCTGCTATGTTCTGCTGATGTTGCGTCTGCCATGACAATGGCTGGTTTGCTTGACTATCAATCTGCCCTTCAGGATAACCTGAACGTAGATTCGACAGGCAACACATTCGCCGGTGTCCTAAACGGTCGTCTTAAAGTATACGTTGATCCGTATGCGAATATGACAGCGCCGTATCCATCAGCTGGTACACCAGCTGGTGCGTCTGCTAACCAGTATTATGTTATTGGTTACAAGGGCACATCACCTTATGACGCTGGTTTGTTCTATTGCCCATACGTTCCGTTGCAGATGGTTCGTGCCGTTGGTGAGAACACCTTCCAGCCGAAGATTGGCTTTAAGACTCGTTACGGTTTAGTCTCCAACCCGTTTGCTCAAGCAGCAGTTCAAGCAAGTGGTCTTGGTGGTGCTAATAGTAATGTCTATTACCGTCGAGTTCAGATTACCAATCTGATGTAAGAGAAGTTCTACAAAAAAGTGTTCGCCATAATATAATTATAAAGAACACACACTTTTGGACGCCCCTCCCACCGCAGGGGCGTTTTTTTTGGTTTGTAATCTTATAAATAGTAATGAACATACTAGAGGTCATCTGTGGTACCGTATTGGGCCACGCCTCAATTTAGGAGAAATAAAATGGCAAGATCAGTACAAGTTTTAAAAAATACAACAGGCAGTGTATGTGTAAAAATAGAAGGAGATGATGCTGCAACTACAACATTAGACCCAGCTGGCAATTATGAAATACCGGCAAATGGTAAATCTTCAATTAAGCGTTTAATGTGGACAATGGCAAGTGGAAGTATTACCATTACTTGGAAGGCTAAAGCCTCAGGTACGGATACAGTAGCTACTAGATTATCAGGGAATGGTAGTTGGAACTTTATGCATAATAGTCCAGTACTTACAAATCCTTTAGGTTTAGAAGTTGCAACAATTGCTGTTACTGAGGGTGGTAGTGGATATACATCCGACCCAACTGTAGTAATTACACCGCCCAGCTATATTGGAGTAGGTAATAATGGTTCGCCTTTTGTAACGGCAACTGCTACTGCTGGACGAAGTGGTAATGCGGTTAATGCTGTAACTGTTAGTAACAATGGTGCTTTCTATACTGATACACCTTTAATTACATTTACTGGTGGTGCTGGTTCTGATGCAGCAGCTACCGCTACAATGGATAATGCTACTGGTGCTATTGCAATTACGAAGGTAGGCGCTGTTTTATTTACACTTGTTATAGATATAGCTACACCAGCTGGATTATAATGGCATTAAAACCTACTGTTCCACCGGCAGCGCCTATATCTGTTAGTACTATTAGAACTGGCAAGGCCGGTGATACTACTATCAATCCAGATGCAAGGCAGCCGACGGTCTTTGATTATTCACAGAGTAATCAATTTAGGATTAATATACCAATATTTCCATTAACAGAATGGTTTGTGGTTAGTTGCAACGTCCCTGGTGTCACTATGGGCCAGGGCGTTGTACCTACCCCTTTATTAGATGTTCCTTTTATTGGTGATAAACTTACCTATGACCAGTTTAATATGACGTTCATGGTAGATGAACAATTGAAGAACTATATTGAACTGCATGATTGGTTAGTCAACATGGCAGCACCTCAAAGTCCATCTCAGTTTGGTGCTCGAACTAGTGACTATGTAGTACGTCCTAGTCAACCTACTAAATTTTATAGAGATGGTGCAGAAGTAACAGGCTCTACATCTGATAGAGATTTATACTGTGATATAGAACTGTATATTTTAAGTTCTAAAAATAACCCTGTTGCAAAGATTACTATGCAAGAAGCTTTTCCTGTTACTCTCAGTGCATTAGATTATACCCAGCAGGATACAGACCTTAACTATGTACAGTGTAACGTATCGTTTGCTTTTATGCTGTATACAATCGAAGCCGTATAAATAATCCTGAGGAAGTAGTTAAGATAATCGGATTAAGTATGTAATCTTCCAACAAAGTTTTGACGGAAGTATAGTTAGGGTAATATAGGCAAGGGTTGGTTATCCTCTGGCTACTTTCTCACCTTATATAATGGAGTGAATAATGGATTTAAGTGAATTGCAAAGTGAAGTGGATCGTGATTTAAAGATTGATGATACTGAATTAGATATTGAAAGTATCCGTACACCACAATTACATAATAAGTATTTAAAATATTATACAAAGTATTCTTTACAGCTAAGAAAGGTGCGAGATGATTATAAGACCTTGCATAGAGTGAAGTGGGAATATTATACAGGCAAGGCTGATCCCGCTGTCTATCAAGCAGAGCCTTTTGATTTGAAGATATTGAAATCTGATATAGGCATTTATTTAGATGCAGATAAAGATTTGCAGGCGTTAGGTCAGAAAGAAGCCTACTTGGAGACAGTAGTAAGTTATCTAGAGAAAATATTAAGGGAGATCAATAATCGTAATTGGAACATTCGTAATGCTATAGAGTGGAAGAAGTTTATCCATGGTGAGTGATGGACGTTACCCTTACAAAATTTAATGAAGTATATCTCCGTATCAAATGTGAACCGTCGGTTGCAAGAGAACTTTCCGAGTTCTTCACTTTTGAAGTCCCAAATGCGAAGTTCATGCCGTCGGTTCGTAGCAGACTTTGGGACGGAAAAATTAGATTGTTCAGTCCAGGTACTGGTAAAATCTACTTGGGATTACTACCGTATGTCAGGAGATTTCTTGCGGAGCAAGGCCACAAAATTGTCTACGGAGAAGGAATCAAACCTCCCAAGCAGTTGGATAAAAAGCTTACCACAAAATTTGTACGGTCGCTTGAAAAGGGACTTAGAGCAAGAGACTATCAGATAGATGCTATACATAATATTCTGGAGTGTGATAGGGGTCTTATTCTTTCTCCTACCGGTTCTGGTAAATCTTTTATAATTTATGCGTTAGTACGTTATTACATTGAGAAACTACAAGATAAAAAAATACTTATTGTTGTTCCTACTACTGGTCTTGTTGAGCAGATGTATGGTGACTTCGCAGACTATGGATGGTTCCCCGACGAACACTGCCACAAACTCTATGCAGGATCAGATAAAAACACACCTAGAGAGGTGGTCATTTCCACGTGGCAATCTATCTATAAATTAGATAAAAAATATTTCAGTCAGTTTGGTGCTGTGTTTGTTGATGAAGCACACATGGCTAAAGCCAAATCACTCACTGGTATAATGACTAAGCTCCAAGATTGTAAATATCGCATCGGTACTACAGGAACACTTGATGGTACAGAAGTACATCAATTAGTATTAGAAGGTTTGTTTGCCAAATGTAAACAAGTAACAACTACAGCTAAACTCATTCAGGAAAAACATTTATCAAATCTTCATGTGCGTTGTCTAGTTTTAGATCATCCTAAATCAAAACGTAGTCGTATGGACTATCAAGAAGAAGCCAGTTGGTTGGCTATAGATCCCGCCCGCAATAAATTTATTACAAATCTAGTTCATGCTCAAGATGGAAATACTTTAGTGCTGTGTAGATTTATAGTACAGTTAGACCATCTATATGAAATGATAAATCGAGATGATGATAGAAAAGTATTTATGGTGTATGGTGGTACTGATACAGAAGATCGTAATAACATAAGAGGTATAGTAGAACAGGAAGAGAACGCTGTGATCATTGCA